CGTGAGATCTTCTATGGAACTCCTAACAAAGAACTCGTCGATCACACTAACTTGGTAGATGCAGAACCCAGAGAAGTTTATATCATCAGTGCTCTATTGGTTCCGATTATTGCAATCGGATTGTATCCAAAGATCATGACCGATACCTTCCAGTCATCGATTGATTCACTAGTAAATCGAGACAAAGCGGTGTTGGTTAGGGAATCCCCATTCACGATCAGGTACACGCCACCAACTGCATAAATTATCAGGGAGGTTTGACACCTCCCTTTTTTCATGGTATCCTAGTGGGAGGTAAATTCTAATTATGAGTAACGTTAAATTGATCGTTCTGAAGACGGGAGAACGAATCATTACTGAAGCAAAAGAATACGTTGATGATCAAGACCGAGTTCGTAGTGTCGTGTTTATCAAACCAATGCTTGTGGATTTTCTTACTCCAGATCTTCTCGTAGAAGATCCTGATGACGATAATGATGTTGTTGAACATCGAGTTGCGTTCATGCCATGGCAACCACTTTCTCAGGATGTTCAGTTTGCAATCAGTCCCGATCACATTGCAACTATCTGTACTCCTATTGACTGGGTTGTGGAGTCTTATACTAATAAGATGAAGGGTGGTGATCCCACAAACTATGGAGAACCTGATGATACTCTTCGGATTGAAGATGATGCAACTCTTGATAGTATTGAAGTAACTGGAGAACTTTTAAATGAATGAGAATATTCAAGTAATCGTACTTGTTAATGGTGGTACGATTATTAGTAGAATTGACCAAGTTATGTCTGAACTTGGTGAACCAGACTGCAAACTTACTAAACCACTTCTTGCAGAAGGGATGTTGCCCTGGATGGGACATTTGACTGATCAGACTGATGATATTATGATTTCATCGGATAAGATCCTCACAATGGTTGATCCAAAACAATCACTACTTGATGCATATTTGACCGCTATTCAATGAAGTTCTATACAAGTGTTTTCCAACTAGGTAATGACATCCTCGTCCGAGGTTATGAAAATGGAAAACATTTCACGAAACGTGAACCTTTTCAACCAAGATTTTTTGTTCCCTCTAAACGAGAAAGTAAATTCAAGACCCTTGATGGTCAAGATGTAGAACCCATTCATCCTGGTACTATCCGAGAATGTAAAGAATTCTTGGAAAAGTATGACGGGGTGAATGGTTTCAAAGTCTATGGAAATGATCGATTCGTATACCAATACATTGCTCAGAACTATCCTGAGGAAGAGATCAAGTTCGATATTTCTAAAATCAAAGTTATCACCATTGACATTGAGGTTGCGGCGGAGAGTGGATTCCCCGATGTATTCAACTGCGCTGAAGAACTTCTACTGATTACTGTTCAGGATTACAACACAAAACAGATCATCACCTTTGGTTCTCGACCTGCAAACATCACACAGAAGAACGTCAAGTTTATCCAGTGTGCGGACGAGTATGACCTTATTGGTAGATTCATGGATTGGTGGACTGCAAACCCGCCAGAGGTCGTCACAGGGTGGAATAACGAGTTGTATGACATGCCATACCTTGTGGGTCGCATGTCCCGCCTGATGGGTGAGAAGTTCGCCAAACGACTCTCTCCGTGGAATGTGGTGCGTGTTGATGAAGTCACCATCATGGGTCGCAAACAACTCAGTTGTCGCATCGCTGGTGTGTCTATCCTGGACTACCTAGACCTGTATAAGAAGTCTCCTGCAACTCCGAACCAAGAGAGTTATCGATTGGATCACATTGCATTTATGGAGTTGGGTCAGAACAAACTGGATCACTCTGAGTTCGATACTTTCCGAGAGTTCTATACTAACGATTGGCAAAAGTTCGTTGAATATAACATCGTTGACGTGGAACTGGTTGACCGACTGGAGGATAAACTCAAACTTATTGACCTTTGTTTCACCCGTGCGTTTGACGCCAAGGTGAACTTTAATGATATTGCATATCAGGTTCGTACTTGGGATGCGATTATCTACAATTATCTTCTCAACAGAAACATTGTGATTCCGCAAAAGGAACGCAATAGTAAGAGTGAGAAGTATGCGGGTGCGTTCGTGAAAGAACCTATCCCAGGATCTTATGAGTGGGTTGTGAATTTTGACCTTAACTCTCTGTATCCCCACTTGATTATGCAGTACAACATCTCTCCAGAGACTTTGTTGGAACAAAAACACCCTAGTGCAACTGTTGATAAGATTCTCAAGAAAGAACTGACTTTCGAGATGTACAAGGACAATGCAGTTTGTGCTAATGGTGCAATGTATCGCAAGGATGTCCGTGGATTCCTACCAGAACTCATGGAGAAGATGTACAACGAACGTGTTATCTTCAAGAAGAAGATGATTGAGGCGAAGAAAGCCTATGAGAAGACTCCTACTAAAGCTTTGGAAAGAGAGATCTCTCGCTGTGACAACATTCAGATGGCGAAAAAGATTGCACTGAACTCTGCTTATGGTGCCATTGGTAACGAGTATTTCCGATACTACAAACTTGCAAACGCAGAAGCGATCACCCTATCTGGTCAGGTTTCGATTCAATGGATCGAAGCGAAGATGAATGAATATCTAAACAAAGTCTTGAAATCTGATGGAGTTGATTATGTTATTGCTATCGATACTGATTCTATCTACCTTAATATGGGTCCTTTTGTTGACGCTGTATTCAAAGGGAGAGAGGCGTCTACTGAAGAGATTGTCAATTTCCTTGATAAGGTCAGTCACATGGAACTTGAAAAGTATATTGAAAGTTCTTACGAAGAGTTGGCCGACTACCTCAACGCCTACGAAAACAAAATGGTGATGAAACGCGAGAACATCGCGGAACGTGGTATCTGGACTGGTAAGAAACGTTATATCCTTCGTGTGTGGGATAGTGAGGGTGTTCGTTATGAGAAACCCAAACTTAAGATGATGGGTATTGAAGCTATCAAGACTTCAACTCCTGCACCTTGTCGGAAATACATTAAAGATGCACTCGACATCATCATGACAAAGGAAGAGGATGATGTGATTGACTTCATCGAGAATGCTCGTAAAGAGTTTAAGAATCTTCAACCTGAAGAGATTGCATTCCCTCGTAGTGTATCTGAGATTAACAAGTGGATGTCTCGTACAGACATGTATAACAAGGGATGTCCGATTCACGTCCGTGGTGCTATCCTATATAATCATTACACTAAAAAAGCTGGACTTGATAAAAAGTACGCACCCATTCAAAGTGGTGAGAAGATCAAGTTCCTGTATTTGAAAGTGCCCAATCCTATTCAGGAGAATGTTCTCTCCTTTATCCAAGATTTCCCCCGAGAACTTGGGTATGAGAAATATGTGGATTATGATGCTCAGTTTAATAAATCTTTTATTGAACCTATGAAGATCATTCTCAATGCAATTGGTTGGTCCGTAGAACGGAAAATTAGTTTGGAGTCTTTCTTCGCATGATGTATAAGTATGTTGTGTGTTGGTCTGTACCAGGAGAACTTTCTCCTCAACAACACCGAAGATATTTTCAAGACGAAGAAACTGCAAAATGGTTTGCAAATGAAATGAAAAACCTGTATAATTGGGTTATCTGTACCGAATCAAAAAATCTCGCGGAGTAATATGGAACTTCCTATCGACGACAAAGAACTCGCCACAATCGTAAGTGCTCTCCGCCTGGGTGGTGACGCAGCTCTTTATCAAAAAATGAATCTGATGAAAGAAATCCGCGAACAATATCCTGGTAGTGCGTACAAGAAAATTGCTCGCGAACAGTATGGAATTTGTATCTAATGTTTTTCAAAAAAATTAGTTTAGTTACGGGTGGGTTTGATCCCATCCATAGTGGACATGTATCCTATTTCAAGAGAGCTAAAGACTTCTCTGATTATCTTGTTGTAGGTCTGAATACTAATGAATGGTTGACTGCCAAGAAAGGTCAATACTTCTTATCCTGGGTTGAACGTGCAGAGATTGTACGTCACCTTAACATGGTTGATGCAGTGATTACTGTCCCAGATGATGATGTTGGTTCTGCATGTGGTGCAATCGCAAAGTGTCTAGAGATTGCAGAGACTGTTGTATTTTGCAATGGTGGTGATCGTGGATCTGGTAATACTCCAGAACTCGATATGTATGGAGACAATCCCCGAGTCCAGTTTGAATTTGGAGTTGGTGGAGAAGATAAAATGAATAGTAGTTCTTGGATTCTACGAGGGTATTTTGAACGCCAACGTAAACTTCTAGGTATCTGAAATGAACATTGCAGTTTATGATGATGTTGTCCCTTACAAAAATCGAAGTGACATCTTTTACTCTTGTGTAGATTCAAAACTAAAATTGGGTTGGCAAGATCAGGATCATCATGAACTTGCTGATATGAATCTTTTTGGTGATTGGGGTTCCGATAAACTGGTTGAGTCTGGATTATGGGAATCACTCAAAGAGTGTATTAAAAAAACTCCATGGTTCACCAACAAAGAAGTCTCCTCTTGCAAGTTAAATTTAATCCGACCTAATGATATTCATTTGATTCATAGTCATGGTGAAGAACAAGTCGCTTTGTACTATGTAAATACCGAGTGGAGAGATGGGTGGTATGGTGAAACCCTGTTTTATAGTGAGAGTACTAAAGAAGTGGAGTTTACATCTCCATATGTTCCTGGTAGGATAATACTATTTGATGGGTGCATCCCACACGCGATCAGACCTCAGTCAGTCGCAGGTCCAAAATATAGACTGAGTATTTCTACATTTTTTGTTTAAACTATGGATTTTCTAAAAGACATTGTAAAGGAGATTGGTGGTGAATACACACAACTCGCATCAGACATCAACGACGAAGAAACTTATGTGGACACAGGTTCTTACATTTTTAACGGACTTGTTTCAGGGTCTATATTTGGTGGTGTATCTGGGAATAAGATTACTGCCATTGCTGGTGAGTCTAGTACTGGAAAAACCTTCTTTTCGTTGGCTGTTGTTAAAAATTTCCTCGATACCAATCCTGATGGTTACTGCCTTTATTTTGATACAGAGGCCGCAATTACTAAGTCAATGTTGGAGGAACGTGGAATTGATACTTCACGTCTCGTAGTTGTCAATGTTGTGACTATTGAAGACTTCCGTGGTAAGGCACTGAAGGCTGTAGATCTATATCTTAAGAAACCATTAGAGGATCGCAAACCTTGTATGTTTGTGTTAGACTCTCTTGGTATGCTTTCCACTGAGAAGGAGATTAACGACGCACTCAACGACAAACAAGTTCGGGACATGACCAAATCTCAACTTGTCAAAGGTGCGTTCCGTATGATCACTCTCAAGTTGGGTCAAGCGAACATCCCCATGATCGTTACGAATCACACCTATGATGTCATCGGAGCTTACGTACCAACTAAGGAAATGGGAGGAGGTAGTGGACTCAAATATGCTGCGTCTACAATCATTCATCTCAGCAAAAAGAAAGAAAAGGATGGAACGGAAATCGTTGGAAACCTTATCAAAGCGAAGACTGCAAAGTCTCGTTTGAGTAAGGAGAATAAGGATGTTACTGTTCGTCTTTATTACGATGAGCGTGGTCTCGATCGTTACTATGGTCTCCTTGAACTGGGAGAGATTGGTGGACTTTGGAAGAATGTGGCTGGACGCTATGAAATAGATGGGAAGAAGGTTTATGCGAAAGCGATCCTGAAAGATCCCGAATCATACTTCACTCCTGAAGTTATGGAAAAACTAGACGAGATTGCAAAAGAAGAATTCCGATATGGATAAATTCCAGATCATATTGCCTGGACCTGATAGTGTTGAAAGGACTTGGTTTGACTATGATAAGGATGAAAAATCAAGAAGGGACCTAGAACTTCACCACTATGATACAGGTCTAGGTTCTAAACTATATTACTGGGCTTTTATTTTATATTTTTCCAGAAAATGTATGGGTCCTACTGAACTTATTCTGACCAAGTATCATTGGCCAGAATTTAATTTTATCAAGTTTCCTGATACTAAGGTCATTGATATAAAAGGTCCTGGGGATCCTCTTTTGGGTGATTATAAAAAACTGGCTATAGAGAATGTCATAGGATTACTCTATGATAAATTTTCTCCAGAAGCATCTCAAAGTTTTAGGGAAAAGATTTCTAAGTATAGATTGATTTTTTCTATGACAGATATGTGTGAAGATCCATATTATCGGTATGTCAATCCATTTGATTTGGATGTAAATAAAACATGTCTTGATGGTCTAGAATTCATAAAACCAGAAGCTAATGAGTTTTTGAAAGAAAACTTCTCTAACAAATTGGGATTGCATTTGCGTAGATCTCATGGTGTTATATCAACAAATGAATATGAGGAAGAGTGTTCCACATATCTTTCTAGAGAGAGATTAGATGAATGGTTTGAATGGAGTCGTCAAAACAAATATACAGAGGCGGATATGGAAAAGTTTGTTCACAAACCAATCCTGAACAAAGACTATTTCCGTGTAGCGGATGCAATGTTTGATAAACATCCC